GTATCCAGTGGCATCTTGACCTGGCGGAGACGTTTGAACGGTTTATCCCCTTCTTGGGCTGGCTGCGGGATAATCATGTGCCGTGGAGGGTGACGGAGCTGGATGTGATCATCCCATCGATGGATGCTGCCCACCTGGCTGCGCAGGCGGAGATCTACCGGCGGGCGGTGGAGCTGGTGCGGGAGTATAGTGGGGAGGCGATCAGCATGTGGGGGGTGGGGGATAGGGATAGCTGGCAGGCGGCGTATTATCCGCTGCCGTTCGATGGGAATTATCAGCCGAAGCCGGCGTGGGAGGTGTTGAGTGCTGACCGCCTTCCAGCTTGATGTGCTAACAGATCCAATGGCTGAGCTGTATGCTGCCTACGAGGACAGCATCATCCGGGATATTGCGCGCCGGCTGGCAGGGCTGAACATGACCGATACCGCAGCCTGGCAAATGCAGCGGCTGATCGAGAGCGGGAAGGTATACGAGAACGCCCTGGAAGAGATCGCCAAACTCACCGGGATGTCAGAGACCACCTTGAAACAGATGTTCCAACGGGCAGGGGTGAGGGCGATGCGCTTCGATGACAGCGTGTACCGGGCGGCTGGATTGGACCCGCTGCCACTCAACATGTCCCCAGCGATGGCACAGGTGCTGGCGGCTGGGCTGCAAAAGACAGGCGGGATCATGCGCAACCTGACCATGACCACCGCGCAGGCCGGGCAGGATTTATTCGTGAGTGCGGCTGACCTGGCCTATATGCAGGTCTCGACCGGGGCGATGAGCTATACCCAGGCGATCCGGGAGGCGGTGAAGGGGGTGGCCGCACAGGGGCTGACTACGATCCAATATGCCGGAAGGCGTGATCATCTCGACGTGGCGATCAGGCGGGCGGTGCTGACCGGGATCAATCAGACTGCGGGGAGGTTGACCGAGACACGCGCCGATGAGATGGGCTGCGACCTGGTGCAAACCAGCGCCCACATTGGGGCCAGGCCAGAGCACCAGGTATGGCAGGGGCAGGTGTTCAGCCGGTCGGGAACTTCTCGGAAGTATCCACCGTTTATTGAGTCTACGGGGTATGGGACGGCAACGGGGCTGGAAGGTATTAACTGCCGTCATAGTCATTACCCTTTTTTCGAGGGGATCAGCGAGAACGTATACAAACAATCCGAATTAGATGAGTATGCAAGTAAAACGGTGACTTACAACGGCAAGGAGATATCCGTTTACGAGGGCACCCAGCAGCAGCGGTATATTGAGCGGAAGATCAGGGAGTGGAAGCGGCAGGCGGGGGCGGTTGAAGTTTCCAACCTGGACGCTGAGCGTGAGCTGGCGAAGGTGAGGGAGTGGCAGGCGAGGATGCGTGATTTCTTGCGCCAAACGAAGCTGCAGAGAGACCGGATCAGGGAGCAGATATAATGGAAATAGCAAAATCGTGGCTAAAAAAGATTAGGACATGGGATGCCAGCGACCTTGACGGTCTCATTGAGTATGTACGGAATATTTGGGAATATGCCGATTGTGGATATTTCGAAAAGCAAGAAAATGGGCTATACCGCCTATCTACTGCCGGATGGTGCGATAACGAGGAGATCATAGCAGCAATGCAGAGGAACACGATGTGGTGGATGGTAAATTGGTTTTCATCCAGGCGTGGTGGTCATTACGAGTTTGGACGCGAGGTCGAGAATGAGCAACCGAAATAAGGCCAGATTTGACATCCGCATAAACGGGCGCAAGGGAAAGTTTTGGCGGGCAGTGGTACAGCCATATCTAAATTGTGAATTTTCGGCAGGATTGATAAAAGGGTTTGAGCCTGACACAATCTATCTTAGAATGGACAAGGACGGACTGAAACCAACAACTATAATGCTAAGACCAGATGAGGCTATGGCAATTATCCATGTCTTATCCGGGGCATTGTGGAGCGGTGAAATAATGGGGATTGAAAAAAAGTGATGACCCTATCTCCCCGGCACCACCCTGCCAAAGACGATCTGCCCCTCGTACTGGTAGACCACCTGGAAGATGTCCTTCTTCTTGCCCAGCAGAGCCAGGGGGAGAAAGACCAGGCCCAGGGCGGCAGTCTTGACGAAGGAATAGCCCTGCCCGTTGCGGGTGACAGACTGCACGACAAAACCCCGCTTCTCTCGCTTGGCAATCTCGCGGCGCATCTCCCGTTCGCTGTGGTAGGTTTGAACAAGTGTTCGGATCATGGTATTTGCTCCTGTTGGTAGATTTATTATACTTGTAATTTGTGCTATAATATCGACAACTGAATAGATCGGCTTTACACCGAAGTTAGCCGCCCGGTACATTGGAAGTGATTCCATTTGTACCGGGCGGTTTTTGTTTAACAATTTTGTCATCTGGGAGACGTAGAAAAGGCCAGAGCACAGAGATCCCGACCTCGTAAAACGGGTAGGCTGATTGGACGGAGGAACAGGAAATGAAACGTGAAGAATTGATCAAACTCGGAATTGCAGAAGAACTGGTGGACAAGATCATGGCCCTGCATGGGTCAGATATCGAGAGCCACAAGGGAAAGCTGACCACCAGCCAGGCTGAGATCGACGGGCTGAAAAAGCAGCTCACCGAAGCCAACACCACCATCGAAGGCTTCAAGAAGCTGGACGTGGACGGGATCAAGGCGGCAGCGGATGAGTGGAAGGCGAAAGCCGAAGCGGCCCAGGCCGAAGCGACCAAGCAGGTGGCTGCGCTGAAGTTCGATCATGCCCTGGACGGGGCGCTGGGGACGGCGAAGGCGAAGAATGCCAAAGCGGTCAAGGCGCTGCTGGCGATGGATGCGCTCAAGCTGAACGAAGCGGACGGCAGCATCTTGGGGCTGAAAGAACAGCTCGAGAAGATCAAGACGGATAACGACTTCCTGTTCGAAAGCGATCAACCAACCCCCAAGATCGTAACGGGGGGCAATCCAACATCAACTATCAGTGACCCGATGATCCTGGCTGCCAGACGTGCAGCGGGGTTGAAGGTCGAAGGAGCATAATCTATGACTACCTCTATTTCTTTAGCATCGAAATTTCTTCCAGTCCTGGATGAAATTTACAAGGCGGCCAGCCTGACTGCCCGCATGGACTCAATGACCCGCTTGGTCAACTTCGGTTCGGCAAACGTGGTCGAAGTGTTCAAGACCAGCATGGTTGGTCTGGGCACGTACAGCCGGGCAACCGGTTATGCCGCGGGCGATGTCACCGGCGCATGGGAAACCATGACCCTGGCGTGCGAGCGTGGCCGTGCGTTCTCGATTGACCGCATGGACGACGAAGAGACCCTGGGGCAGGCATTCGGCACCCTGGTGGGCGAATTCATCCGCACTCAGGTGGTCCCTGAAGTTGACGCTTACCGCTTCAGCAAATATGCAAGCTGGTCGGGCATTTCCGAAGTTGGCACCCCGGCCACCCTGACCACTGCAGCCGCAGTGCTGGCAGCCTTCGATGTGGCCATGGCGCAGCTCGACGCTGACCAGGTGCCCGACGAAGGGCGCATCCTGTACCTGACCACCACGCACTACAATCTGCTCAAGGGTGCCCTTACCCGCAGCCTGGCGAATGAAACTTCGGCTGATCGACGCTTGAAGATGCTGGACATGGTGCAGGTTGTGCCGGTGCCCCAGACCCGCTTCTACAAGGGCGTCACCCTGGACGCGGGCGCTACCAGCTCGGCAGGCGGATATTCCAAGACCGCCACGACTGGCCGGGACATCAACTTCATGCTGATCCACCCGAGCGCGGTTGTGCAGCCCACCAAGCACGCACTGCCCAAAATCTTCGATCCTGACACCAACCAGACGGCAGACGCCTGGCTGTTCCAGTATCGCCTTTACCACGACGCCTTTGTGTACGCCAACAAGGTCGACGGCATCTACAGCCACATTTCAACCAGCTAAGGGAGGGTTGACATGACCCAACTCAAGCAAGTTCAAATTCAGGGGCTGCTGAAAGATGTCAGCGACAACTTTGCGGCAATCGCCCCGGTGGGCAGCGATTACGGGCTGGGCAACCTGCGCGTGGCACGCTTCCTGTTCGAATGGGACGGCGAGGACAGCGCCGGCGCGGCAAACTCAGCGGTGGGCGCTCACGGCGTGGGCGTAACCATCCCGGATGCAGCCATCGTGGTGGGCGGCTTCTTCGAGACCAACGTGGTATTCGATTCAGCAGCCCATACTGCAACCATCGCCATCCATGTCAACGCCGCCAACGACATCCAGACCGCTGCGGCTGTGTCTGGCGCACCCTGGTCAACCACCGGGCGCAAGGCCATCGTACCGAAGGCCAACACCCCGGAATCAACCAGCATCAAACTGACCGCGGCACGGGAGATCACCTGCACCGTGGCAGTGCAGGCGCTGACCGCTGGCACGTTGATCGGCTACCTCTACTACGTAGAGGGCGTGGCAGTCGGCACCTAAAAGGAAACCTAAGCTATGGCCGTGTCAATATACACTGACTACGAATTCTATCTTCACACGTATCGCGGCACGGCCATAGCTGCGGAGGACTTCGCCCGGCTGGCCCGGCGCGCATCGGCAGTGATCGACCAGGTGACATACAACCGCACGGCGGCAGTGATCACGGCCGGCACCGACGCAGACCTGATCGAGAAGATCGAGATGGCAACCTGCGCGGTGGCGGATGAAATCTACAGCCTGGAAGCGAGCGGTGGGGTGATCCAATCCGAAACGATTGGCAGGCACTCGGTAACGTACGCTACCCCACAGTCGCAG